AACATTCGCCCAAATATGCGACTATATTATTTGGAGACGATACTACCTATAGTTCGAAAAATTAATTTTGGATTTGAAAGATTTTTTGGTTTTACTATAAAAGAAAATATAACCGATATACCAGCTCTCCAACCAGAGTTAAGAGATCAATCCTCATATTATACTGCCTTAGTAAATGGAGGTATAATATCAGCTAACGAAGCAAGAGAGCAGTTAGGTTTTGAACTAATAGAAGGTCAAGATGATGTACGAGTCCCAGCAAACATAGCGGGAAGTGCAGTAAACCCAGATGAAGGCGGAAGGCCTGTAGAAGAGGAAGAAGAATAATGGCGGGATCGTCAAAACAAAAGAAACAACTGGCAACTACAATGTCTATGTACTTTGCAGAAGCAGGATGGATTGTAACGCCTAAAGAATTCAGTGAAGACCCAAATAGGCCCGAACTAATTAAGATGTCAACAGTTAGGAAAATATTTGGATCTTGGTCAATTATGATAAAGTTCACACAATCTTTTTGTCCTGATCTTATGAAAGGATTAACTGAAGAAAAGCCTAAAGTGGAAGCACCAACTCCACTAGAAGAATTACAGGCAAAGACCGCAGATGCGGAAGAAGAGGGGGATGATGGAGAAAATATTTAATCTTACCTCTACTTTTAAGTCTCATACTGAGGAGGATGGTAGTGTTAAAATCCGAGGTATGGCAAGCACTGTAGATTTTGATCGCGCGGGCGATTCTATTTCAGCGGATGCATGGACTAAAGGTGGATTGAACAATTTTGAAAAGAATCCCATAATTCTTTTCAACCACGACTATAATAGACCTATTGGAAGAGCTACTGGACTAAAAGCTACTGACAATGGACTAGAGATGGAGGCTAAGATAAGTAAAGCCGCCAAAGATGTTGTGGACTTAGTTAAAGACGGTGTCCTTGGAGCCTTTTCTGTTGGTTTCCGAGTCAAGGATGCTGATTATATAGAGGAAACCGACGGATTAAGAATAAAGGACGCTGAATTGTTTGAGGTATCAGTAGTATCTGTACCTTGTAATCAAACAGCTACTTTTTCACTGGCGAAGTCCTTCGACTCAATGTCCGAGTACGAAGATTTCAAAAAAACTTTCACTAATAGTGACGGGGCGCAAGTCCAAAAGGAGATAACGATGTCTGAAGAGACACAACAACCCGTTGACTTGGAAGCTTTTGCTAAAAAAGTAGCTGAGGAAACTGCTGCTAAAATTGCAATGAAGCAAGCCGAGCAAAAAGCAGCCGATGAGGCTGTACAAAAAGACGTTGAGGAGAAAGCCGCTGCTGATGCAGAAGCCAAGGCTCAACAGGACCAAGAAGTCCAAACAGCCATTAAGACTGGTATTGAGTCAGGTGCAGACCGACTTATGGAAGATCTTAATGCAAAAATGTCTGAGAAAGACGCTAAGATCGATGAGATCATGAAGCAGCACGAGTCAGTTCTGAAAGAAAAGCAAGAAGAACTTGACAAAATGCGTGAATCAAAGCGTGTCTTTGCTGATCGTAAATCTAATACACTTTCTGACGATGTTAAGAAAGAAATGGTTTATGCTCATATTCTTGGAAAAGTTACAAGAAAGGGTTTTGACACCAATTACGGTCAAGACGTACTTCAAAAAGCAGGCATAACTTATGATGCTACTAGCGCGGCTGGTATCGACGTAAGTGTTTCTCAAGCTTTTGAAGAGGCTGTTAGACTCGAGCAAAAAGTAGCTCCTCTTTTCAAAGAGATCCAGGTATTGTCTGGTGCAACTGTACTACCAATTGCTCCTGATACTGAAGTCGCAAACTTCAATGCAACCGGTTTAGAAACCGCTGCTAACCTATTGGAAGAGAAAGGTGCAAGCGATAACAACTATAATGTAAATCGCATATTGCTACAAGCCTTTAGACTAGTTTCTGGTACTTTTATCAGCAACGATACTGACGAGCAAGTAGTAGTTACACTTCTTCCGATGATTACCTCCGCTCTTGCACGAGCACACGCGAAGGCAATTGACCAAGCAATCTTGCTGGGTAATTCATCCTTCAAGGGTCTTGTAGGCGGAACTGGTACTGACGGTGCTAACTCACCTTACGCATTTGACTCAACTCTCGTAGCTGATCTCGATGCCTCTGGTAGTTCAGATGCTGTTACTGGTGCTAACTTGCTTTCAATTCGATCTGAAATGGGCAAGTTTGGTGTTAGTCCTAGTGATGTTGCTTATATTGTTCCTGTGGATCAGTATTACAACCTTATTGGTGATGCAGCCTTCTCTGACGTGTCAGAAGTTGGTAGCGATACAGCAATGAAGCTGATCGGTGCGGTTGGTTCTATCTACGGTTCACCTGTAGTAGCTTCCGACGCTCTGGCTAGCCAAACTGGTGCTGGCGGTGCTGTAACAACTTCAGCTGCTGTTGCAGTTGCGGTTAATAACTATGTTATACCTCGGTTGAAGGGCGTAAGCATTGAAACCGATTACGAAGTTGCTGGTCAGCGTACCGCAATAGTAGCTGCTCAATCCTTAGGATTTAATGAGCTTGAAGCTGCTGCTGCAGCGCATCCTGGCGACAACGGTGCTGTTAGAATAGAGTACGCCTAAATCGTACGCTTAATTAGAGTTACATTAGTAATTCTAGTAACTAGGGGGAGGAAATCCCTCCCCCAAGTTTTTACTAAATAATTTATGGCAGATTTAATAACATTACAACAGTATAAAACAGCAGAGGGTATCACTCAACCTAAAGATGATGCTCGTCTGAATGTATTAATACCATCAGTTAGTGAGTTAGTAAAAACTTATTGTGGAAATAGTTTCGTTGATTACTATTCTTCCAACAAAACAGAATACTTTGACATTACCTGGGGAACTCATATAGTTCAACTAACAGAGAGCCCAGTTAATGCTATAGTAAGTGTAGAGGAACGAACATCTTATACTGATTCCTATACTACACTTACTACCGGAGCACATGAGTACTATCTTAATACAAACACTGATAGCATACTCAGAACCTTGGGTTCCGGACGATTTAAAAACTGGCCCGAAGGTGTGGGTTCAGTTAAAATAGTTTATACAGCCGGCTATAGCGCTGTGCCTTCTGATCTTAAGCTCGCAGTGCTTGATTTAATTACTTACTATCTAAAGGACGAGCATAAGCAAAGGCAAACTATAGCAGGTGCTAGTATACAAAACCAAGCAAGTACTAGTCAAACAAATAATGTAAGCTTTCCAGACCACATTAAGCGAGTCTTAGACTTGTATAAAAACTTCTAATGTCTGCTGGAGCAATTAAAAAAGACCTAAAAGCCGCAGCAAAACTTTTAAATGATACTTTTGCTAGAGGTGAGTTAAAACAACATAATACTTATGTTACAATTACAGCAGACGATTTAGGTGCTGGTATGATTTCAGGGTATGAAAAAGTAAGAAAAAATACAGACAGAAATCTTCCTATTATTCAAAAAAGGTCTTTTCAAGCGGAAGGCCAAAGGCAGATACCTATAATTTATAATGAATATAAGAATAAAAGAGGCTATACTATCTCTAAAAGAATTTACAAGAGTAGTAATAAGTTAGCTATTACAATGCCAAAAGAAGTTGATGCGTTTTATCAATTTGTTAAAAATTTGGGAGTAGAATTTGTAAACTCTAAGCTTGAATCTAAAAAGCTTGCAAAGCTAAGTGGGGCAAGAGAAGAGTACGAAAAAAGAGAAAAAGCAGGCACTTTAGGTAAAGACGACACAATTGGTAAGTTTGCTAGTGTTAGCGAAGTTGGGCAAATGAAGAGAGGTACAGAAAAAATACACACTGGAAAAACAACGGTGGGTATGGCCAGACTAGCTATGATGAAGCAATGGTTAGATAAAAGTAAGTTTTATAGAGGGTTCACTTCTTCAGAAGAATGGAAAACTATAGAAAATAAGTTTGGAAAGGTCGATCTCTTTTTTACTACAACAGGAAATGCCAATCTTAAGAAAGCAACTACCAGTATTAATTTTGACTTAAAAGAAGGACTTTCTGTAGGTATGAAACTAGGAGACACAAAAGATAACTACTCTGCTTCTGAGTTACGAGATTTCGCAAAAATAGCTCCTGTTTTACAGAAAAAGTTATTAAAATGGGCGAAAAAGCAAGCTTGGTACGATAAAAAAGGAAGCAATACTTTACTACAAGACGCCACTTTAGCTGTTAGAGCTTCGGCTTTGCACCAAATTACAAAAGGAAAGCGCGGTCGTTTAGGAGGAAAATTACCTAAACCAGGTAATCGCCCGAAGCGTTCTATAACAGAAACAAAAAAAGGTAAAAACCCTTCTATAAAAACAACAGGGATCTATGTGTCCCCCGAACGAGCAACTCGCAGTAATGCAGGCAATCAACAAGGCGCTAGTTTATATACTGTAATGGCAATGATTAGTGAGAAGCTTCCTCAAACAGTACGAAAGAATATGGGAGCACCAAGATTAGAAAATCAAACAGGTACATTTGCGAATAGTGTAAAAATGACAGATGTCATACAAACGCCACAAGGATACCCTAGCTTTGGTTATACATACGCAAAAGAGCCCTATCAAGTATATGAAACAGGATCTTCTGGAAACTGGACAACCCCAGAAAGAGATCCAAGAAAACTTATTGATGCTTCAATAAGAGAAATCGCAGCGGGCTTCGCGTTAGGAAGATTTTATACTAGGAGACAGTAATGGCAAGTAACGCACGTAAGTACACAACTCGTCGTTCTGCTATTACTAAAGCACTTGCTGATAAAATTGCATTAATTGATGGAAGAGGAATATACCATACAGCAGTTGCTCAAACTAGTCCAAGACTAAAGTTTTGGGATGAAATAGAAGAGTTTCCAGCAGTTCATTTAAATGCAGGAAGCGAATCAAGACAGTATCAGACAGGAGGATTTAAAGATAGATTTTTAAATGTTACTGTTAGATGCTATGTTAATGAAGAAGATGCAGTTACTGCTCTTGACGAACTATTAGAAGATGTAGAAACTGTTATTGAAACTAATAGCAGATTAACATATCATGATAGATTAGGGTTGGAGCAATCCACCCACCAGATCACAGTCCTCAGTATTGATACTGATGAAGGTGTGTTAGAACCACTTGGAGTAGGAGAAATACTTATAGAGGTTCGTTATTAGAAAATTCTGGCACGAATAAACATTCACGACCAGTCTTTTCAAGTTTCATAGGAGAAAACTATGGCAGACCAATTATACTTTAGCCGTGATACGCGTTTGTTTGTACAAATGCGAAATCAAGATGCTGAAGATGATGGAACCGCAGGGGCGGGATCTGTGTGGGAAATACCTATATTAGATGGGTACAGCTTTTCACAAACAACAAATACCTCTGAAATTCTGCTGTCGGAAATGGAAAGTACGAAAGGCATATCACGTCGTGGACGTCGTATGTTTACCGACTCTCTTGCTCCTGCAGAGTGGTCATTTAGTACGTATATTAGACCTTTTCACTCTAAAGGTGGAAGTGTCGCAGCAGGCGTAACAGCCGCAGATAGCGGTACTGATGTTCATGCAGTGGAAGAAGTTCTTTTCGCAGCAATGGCTGGTGCCGATGTATATCATAGTGCTACTGGTGTTGCCACAGTTGATACGTTAGGTGGCGCTACTGATACTGATAGAACGGCAGGAACTTATACAATTACTGAAGATGATTATACTATGACCGATGGTACAGGACGAGGTGCATCATTTACTATTACAGTTAATGGTAGTGGTGTAGCATCTGTTACTACTGTCTTATCAGGAGGCGATGGGTATGCAGTTGATGATACTTTTTCAATCCCCTCCGAAAAAATTGGTGCCGCTGCAGGCGATACAGCATTTACTTTTGATGTAGCTACTTTAACTACTGCAGGATATGATTTTCGTAGAGCAGTTAACAAAGTT